TAATTGTTTTCGCACCGACTGTTACGGCGGCCCCTGGACCGTGTCGAACACCGCACTTGCGAGGCCCGCCCTCGTATTGGCATGACAACCCTGTTGTCATGGGTCGGGATGAGTCCCTGTGACTCGGGAGACCCTGTCTTCCTTTATCTGTACATTTTGTATAACATTTATTGCGAATTGGAGAAATCTTATGGAAAACCTTAAATCGACCACTAGCGCTTTTCATGCGCATGTCCCCTCTGCTCTGACTACCATGCTTAAAAATGGAGATCAGACTGTAGCAGAGCGCCTCTTTGATTTTGAACTCCATGAGGATCGTCAGTGTTCCACGCTTGTTCTGGTACATCGGATGATCCGTGTTCGTGGTGTGATGGCACGCCACACTTGGGTCTCGAAATCCGAGGCGAATGATCAGGAACCGACTGTCAATGTAACATTGGAGACACTGTTTGCATTGCTTGCTGAAGCTCGCTTAGTAGGTGAGATTTCATCCTATATGCTTATCAGGGATGAAGCCGCCGCTTGCTTGGCCAGTTTACAAGTGCAAAACCCGGTTATCTGGACGTTACCAACTGTCGTGAGTGCTCTCGACTCAATTGTTGTAAGTATCACGTGTGGCCAGACTTGCGACGTTCTCTCACAGAACGGATCACTTCATGCCCTCCTCGTGGCTCACGCGGCTCGGATCAATGTCTCAATCCCTCGTAACCCTAATTCTTTCTCAGGAGCGTTTTTATAATGGCTATTTATATTGTACCTAATGTCGGGGATTTTCAAGAGCTTTCCGATCTCTTAAAACCATCTGGTGTCCCCTTTCTTATACCAAAGAAGTTGCGCGAGCTGATAGTCGCAGAGGTCGACAAGCCAATCATCGTTGTGGCGCTCAGCGTTAGTGACATGATGGTGTTAACAAGAAACGCTTCAACTCTTTTGAATGAAGCTCCTACAGTACTTGTTTCCGCTCCCGGTCCTGTTTATGATGGTGAGTGGGTCTCGATGGCTACCGCTTTCCCTCCGATCGATTGGCTAGAGTTCAAAGGGAAGGTTTCCAAGAGCGGACATCTCTCGTTGAACCCAGAGGAGCTAGAGAAACGTTCTCCTGCTACCCAGGATCATGACGTTCAGCCATCGACCTCTCCTCGGCCTCCTTTCGCTAGGACCAGAGCGACGCAGCAGACTCAAGCCCCTGTCTCTTTAAGAGAGGAGGAGGACCCAGATGCAGCAGTCTTCTCCTAAAACTGAAGACGCGCCTTTCTATCAGAAGGACGATCCCAAGTTGAAGGGTTGTTTCATTGGCCCTAAGGCGCTGCGAAACAGGGACAAGCAATACAAAGAAGGCCCCATTGAGTACATCGACGGACACATGTCCAACGATCCTCTCGACCTAAAAGTCATGGATGAGTTTTCCAGACGTGCGATGAAAAATCCACGGTTGGCAGAATCAGTCGATTCAGAAGGTCGAGTATTTGGTAACGGTGTACGTTCCAACTGGTATGGCATCCGTCATGTCAATGGTTTTCCGATGCAGCCTGCTACTTGGCCTCTTGCCCATAATGAGCACTTAAGGGCTGAATCCGGTCTGGCTAATGACTTTACTCAGGAGTGGCATAGGAGGGCGTTCCGTGCTCTTATCAAGCTCTTCTTCACTGGTCTCGAACCAACAGCTGTGAAGCTACGAAATGGTTCTTCGTCTTGCGCTCCTTTCTTCACGACAAAGATGGCTGAGAAGATCGACATTCTGTCGTACTCCTTGGAATCGATGGAGAAAGCGGGTAAACTCATGCTTGCTGGTGAACACGGCACCGCCTGGAAATTGTATCATATAGGAGGTTTCTATTACATCGTTTACCGACGTCAGAGTAGTGATAAGATCGACCTGACAAATGGTGTCTGGATTGCCAAGGATAGGCCTGTCGCCGACTTTGAGTTTGCTATATCGTCAGGGAGACGAGGCTCTTACTCTCCATCCTCAAAGCGACTTCCGGATTACCTTAACGCACCCGAGGGCTTCTTCCGTGAACGTAATAGGACAGCTCAGGGAGCACCACTGGGAACGAACGGCCCGCTAATGGTGATCGCTCATCCCATCAGGAAGCGTATCTACGACAGATATGCTTTTACTTTCCATCACACTACCCGAGAGGAGCAACAAAAATCGCTGCGTGAAGCTAAGTTTTTGATCGCAGCTGATGTAGCCTCACATGACCAGTTCTGGCCCTCTTTTATTCTTGAAGAGACGGTATCGGTCATGAAAGACATCGGTCTACCTGAGTGGTGGGTCGAGATCTACAGAAGTAAGTCTAAGCTACCAATGTATGTTACTGACGTCAGCCCGACTGAAGGTAATGTGATGATTGGTGATCTTAACAACCCCAATCTATCAGTTGGGCTTCCTAGCGGAAATGCCTTTACTGATCTTGAGGGTACGATGCTTATGACCTGGGTGTATTTCATCATCATGGTCGAGCACACTCTGCCTGGTCTCATCTCGAGTATGAGCACTGATGAGGCCACTCTCCAAATAATGGATCAATTCCTCCAAGGAAAGCTATCCATTAGACTCAAAGATAAGTCGGATGATGCCCTTTTGTACTGGGCTGATGAGGCCTTGGTGCCACTTGCTCAAAAACTGCAGCAGAAGATGCAGGATGGAGAGCAAGTATCACCTTACATGACTGTGGGCTATGAGCACGGTGGCGCCTTCCTAGGCAACATCTTGCTCTACCCTGCGGACAAGGACCCTGCGAAGATGGTTCTAATCGGGAACATCCTTTCCTTTATCACCAATCAGTTATCCCCTGAGTATGGGGTTCAATCTGGTGTTAAGGATCGTAGTCGAGTCCAGCGTCCATTTCCGGGTCTTGCTTGGGAGTCGATCCATGATGTCTATGGTAGCTCTCCCGTTTTTGGGGATGTGCTTGAACTTTTGGAGGCGTGTTGGTATGATGTCTTTGGTGAGTCGTACATTCACTTCCGCGATAACCTTCTTGAGCGAGATCGGAAAAGGCTTGCCCATTTTGTGAGGACTATGAGACTAAAATCTGGTCTTGATAGTCTGACTGAGATGGATCACGAGGTGTTGGCTTCTCCCGATAAGTTACACTACAAGTTCGCTGAGTCCGATATTTCGGCCGACGTGGTCGACATGCTATTTCATGGGTTACCTCTTGAGAAAGTAGAACCCCATTTTAACAACATTATGAGGAATGTTTCACTATGAATAAATCACTCCGTCCTGTTTCAATGAATCTGTCTCAGACTGAGCGGGATCATCTTGAGTATTTGTTGGCTAACCAACTTAGCGAGATTGATCCCATTTGGGAAAGGCATGATGCAACTCCGATGTCCGAGCGGCTCATTCGCTTGAATGGTGTGTCTTACGTTGTCTCCCTCTCTAGTCTCTTCAACTCTCTCGTCGTTGTAGCTGAAGAGGGCGCCTCTGAAGGCAAGTTTTCTTTCGATAAACTGAATAAGGTGGAATACCTCACTCCAGTTTCAAAAAAGGCTTTAGCAACCCGTCCAGGAATTGCCAACATCCATTACTCCGTTCCTCACTTGCCTGAATCTACTCCGTGGCCAGTGGAGAATATTTTTCCTGGCCTCGTAGCCGTTATAGGCGACACTGGGGCTGGTAAAACATGGTACGTTGAGAAGACCCTGAGGCCAGATTTCATTGTCAGAGTCTCAGAGCCTCTGGAGCACGTAGATTATGATGATAACGTCATTTCCGCATCCAGTGTTCCTCAATCGCTCAACATAGCTGTCGCTCTCAGCCTTCTTGGCTTCACGACGGCTGTAGATAGCTTGAGGTCACTCGTATACGGTGGCTCAGGAGCGGCTATGGAAGGAGGCCTTAGCGCGTCCCTCTTCGATACAATCACTTCTTTAAACAATGTGATTGCCGCTGCTGGAGCATCTATCGTGTGCACTATGAACCCTATGCTCTCATCACTCGATAAAATGGACCGACTTTTTGTTCGGATCGATGCTTCCTGCGCCGGTGCCGTCTTGATAGAGACAGGTGCCGCTACAATGGAATCTTATCGCGTGTGGGGCGGAAGAGTCCGTAAAGAGAACGGAGTTCATGTTTCATCTGCGGGTCCTGTTTCGATCGAGAGTGACGTGAACTCCAATCATCCTCAGAAACCTCTTCTGAGGGGAATGGATGAAGCGACTAACTCCAACGCTTATGGTGTGGGTATGTCAGAGGTAGGGCTCACTGATGACGACGATAAGAATCATCCTCCTCGTCGTATCGCTCCTTTTAACCTGTGATTTGAATGGTTTCTGAATTCAAAACACCTTAAATCAACAAAGAGAGAAAAACATGCAAAAAACATTTCGTTTATCCAATCTCGTTAAAGATGGCGCCGGGTTGACTCAAACCAAACATGTTGGTTCTGGCTCCGCTGATTATCTGCTAGCGAGCAATTCTTCGTCTCCTATGATGTTCACACGCACAAGCATGGCTTCGTTAAGCGGCGACTACTTCTTTGAAGTAGGTAAGGGAACCATGGATGCAAACAAGCATGCTATGTTACTGGCACAGCATGCTGCAGATCGTGGCGTGCCCGTCTCAGTAGTTGCTGATGAGTATTATCAGCTGCTTCTCAATCTTGGTCATGGTCGAGAGATCTTCAAATCGATCGTGGCAGGTGTCATCGGTGTAGCCGATAAACAAGTTACAGTGAACCGGATCCCTCAGGTCACTCCTACTTTTGTGCACACCCTTGTTCGTCGTCACATTAGTACGCCCCATCTCGTATTGTCTCATATGATCACTGACTTTGTGGTCCATATGTTTAGTCCTTTGGGGTGGATCATCCCTGACGCGGCTTACATCTTTCGTATTAAACGTCATAAAACCTTCCCCCGCTACTCGGACCTCGTGGACGTCGTGACCACTCGTGAGCTTTCGAAGGTTCTTCAGGCGTTAGCTGCCGCTGATCTTTCTGTTGTCAAGACCATGATAGCATCCAAGAAAGGAGTTCTTCCCGCGCAAGTTGCACAGCACCTCGCCGCATCGGTAATCCACGCTTACGAGATGGCACAGGGTCGGTATGACGCGGATGAGATTGTTCGCTCGACTCTGTCTGTTCTCGGTCGTATCTGGGATCCTCAAATCCCCACGGAACTCCATCCTAGCGAGCGTGTAATGGGCCACCCGGCGATAGCTGAGTTGCGTTCAAACCTTGCTATGTTCCTGGCTTACCAAGACATGGTCTCGAAGGGTCTCGAGCCACTCATTAAATATAAAGATGAGGAGCTCACTAGTGTGGTCCTCCCCATTTTTATGAGTGCGTTAGCAGAAAACTCACCTTTTAAAGTTCGGTTGCTGTCTGATGTTGTGCAGTATTTCGGAAAACGTACAGCGTACGATTTCCGTCGTAGCCCTCTCCAAATAGCGATCTATGAGGATTGGAACTTCTCGGAAAGTATCACTGCTTATGTGCCGATCAAACACCTGAGGGATCACGGGAGTCGTTACCTTGAGCCTAACACGGCGGTCTCTACTGCTATGTCTGTCGCTATGCGTTCAGTTCGCAACTCCTTAAGCATGCAAGACATCGTCTCACGACGGATGGATACCTTCGAGCTTTCGAACGCTTCATCTTCTCCCGCCTCAAGTGTTTGTTCAGTCACTCTAGGGTTCCCAGCTCTCACTGAGCGTGAGCTTATGAGTAATGTATCATTAGGAACTGTCTCCGACGTGGTCATTGAGGGAGCTGAAGTAGACGAGGAACTGAAGGCTACTCCGGTGGATATCGATGCGGTGAAGTTCGATTATTATGCAATGATTACCCATCTTGCTACAGCGAATGCACCTAATGTGTTTACTAGTTCCACCTTGAACAAGGGTGATGTGTATAGTGTTCCTTATCTCTTATGGAGCACGCCGACCACCTTGAAGCAGCCCGTAGGTAATACTGCTATAGTTCACGGGGAGCTAACTACATCGGAGCCTCTTGAGTTCTTGGCTTATGTTCCTGACTTTAAACCGACTCAAGCGTTGGAGGTTCAACCACTGCCTCTGGAGGATCACCGCGGTTGTATTCACATCTGGAAATGGCGCGACGCCTCAAGTGAGCTTGCTCTAACAGCTGCTTATGAAACGAGTGTATCTAACCGCCAGTATGTAGTCGCGGTCGACGAGCATGAGATGCTTGGCCTAGGAATGCGTCGTGACAACGTCAAGTTTATCACCCCGACTACCGCTAAGGCTGTTGCAAAAATCTGGTTCGATTGGGTGATAGAAGAAGAGGCTTATCTAGTCGAGCGTATCTCTAAAACAAAGGATACTATCGTTCAAGAGGCCTTCGCTGGCCGTCGTGTCCAAAATGCAATTCATTTGGTTCAGCAGTTGGCTGGCATTGGGACCTCTTCGACTGGGTCTTCGGCCGCTCGTTACGTGAATCAGCGTATTGCTGACGCTATGTACAAGGCCGGAGTGATCGATGACTACAGTGCAATGCATGTTGGTATTCAGAAACGCCGGATTGATATTTGGGCAGGTCTCGCGACCCTTCAGTTGCTTGGACTATTGAATCAAGACGATGCCGCGGCTATCATCGAGGTTCTCTCGAAGACGAACGCTCTGAGCATGATAGTAGGTATGCAACCTGAGTAAAAGGGGAATTTGTGAAAAAGTCTCGTTTCATTGAGATACTAAACTCTCTCGCTTCGGCACTTGAAGGTACCAATCCTACTGGAGACAAGCCGTATCGTTACTATATCACTACAACAGCTAATGAAGTATTTCCGGCTGATGCGTTGGTATGGTACGGTGCGTTTCTATCAGAAGGTGTAATTGATCATTGGATTAATTATGGACTACCTGAAGAGGGTGTACATCTCACTACTGCTGAGGGGCTCTTTTTAAAAGACGCTTTCATGCAGCTCCCATCTAGAGCCCTTTGGACGATTGAGGATTCGTCAGGGAACGTCATCTCTTCTGAGATTGATCTCAATGATAGACCAGAGTTCGAGAACGTGATGAAAACTGTTCATGCTATGACAGATGAGCAGCGTAGTTACCTCTCTTTTACTGGCCTTCCTTTGGGTGAGTATCAATTCACCGCTTTTACACCTATACCAATAGGGTATCAAGGTGGCACCATGTCACTAGCTGTGGGGGTTCTTGCGACGGACACCTTGGTGTTCGATAGCGAAGATACGTCAACCTCAGATGATACAAAAGCATCGATAATGCTCGCGTTGCTAGCGGGATTTATCTTGCTTTCATGATTCGTCGCTAACCTGAGATAACAGTAAATCTCTTGAGTAGAATAAGATAGGATTCTACAAGACCTTAAGGTCTGGTCACTTCGGTGACCTCCCGC